GCGCGTCGAGCGCGAGGGCAAGGCCGATTGCAACAAACTGGAAACACAAATGGACGCCCGCCACGACAACCACGCCGACCGCCTCGCGCGGCTGGAGCACAACGCGAAACACGCGCAGAGCCATGACGCCCTGAAACATCTGCACCAGCGCCTCGATGTCACGAATGGCGAGCTCAGCAAGCTATAGGGGCAGTTCCAGGGTGCGAACCACACGTTGAACCTGATACACCACCACCTGCTGGAGAGTAACAAATGATGAAGTACGCCGAGGCCGTCGTTGAAGACATCCGGCTTTTGATCCTGCAGGCCCTTGCCGAAGATGCGGACTATTCCCAAAACGAGCACGTGCTCGACGGCGTGCTCACCAAGCTGGGCCACGGCGTGAGCATCGACACCCTGCGCACGCAGCTCGCGTGGCTGGATGGCCAAGGACTCATCAGCGTCGAGACGCTCGGCGAGACGTGGATCGCGAAGCTGCAGCGGAGCGGCATGGACGTGGCTAAAGGCCGCGCCAGCGTACCGGGCGTGCGGCGTCCGGGGCCGTGAACATGCGTGAGTTTCTCAAGGCCCTAAAGGTTTTTGCGGGGTTCGCCTTGCTGATGGTGATTGGCGGCTTCGCGTTCGGCGCAGGCGTGGCGCTTTACATTAAATGGGTGGTGCGGTGATGACCGATCCATTAATCATCATTCAACGCCTTGAAGGGCTCTTACCCGAACTCCAATACAGCCGAGAAACGCATGTTCAATGGCGTGACTGCGATCAGAGCTACAGGGACCGTAATCCCGAAATCGGGGATGCCGAGTTTCATGCGCGCGCCGTGCAGGACTATGACAATCGTATATGCGTGATTCGTGATGCCATTGAGCATCTGCGCGCCCTTTCTTGCCCCTGAGAGCATCGATATGCCCCGCCCCTCCACCATTGAACAACTTCCGCCCGACATCCTGGAGCAGCTGCAGGCGCTGCTGCGAGATCCGCGCGTCACGCAGATGGATGCTACGGCGCGCATCAACGCGGTACTTGAGGAGCAGGGCGAAGAGCCGGTGAGCAAGAGCGCGGTCAACCGCTACGCCGTCCGCATGGAGCACGTCGGCGCCAAGCTGCGCGAATCGCGCGCGGTGGCGGACATGTGGATCGCCAAAGTCGGCGCCACGCCGCAAGGTCAGCTCGGCCATCTCATCAACGAAATGCTCCGCACGCTGGCGTTCGACGTCACCCTCAAGCTGCAAGACGGCGAGATGACGGCCGAGGACATGCCCGGCGTCATCGACATGCTCAAACATTTGTCGCTGTCGGTGATGCGCCTGGAGAAGGCCGCAAGCGAAAACGTCAAGCGCGAGCAGGAGATCAAGAAGCAAGCCGCCGAGGATTTGACCAAGCGCGCAGAGGGCCAGGCCAAGGGTGGCATGCTCACCATCGACGAACTGCGCCGCATCACGCGCGAGGCATATGGCGTATGAGCGCACCACTGCTCTATCCCTACCAGCAGCGCTGGCTGGCGGACAAGGGCCGCTTCAAGATCGGCATGTTTGCACGCCAGACCGGCAAGACCTTCACCACCACGCTGGAGGTGGTGCTCGATTGTCTTGAGGCCGAATCGCAGGGAAAGCGCGCCCGCTGGGTTATTCTCTCACGCGGCGAACGCCAAGCGCGCGAGGCGATGGAAGAGGGCGTCAAGCGCCATTTACAGGCCATGAACGCCGCGTTTAAATACGCGGAAATCGACTATCTAGACGCCGCGCAGATCAAGGCGCTGGAAGTGCAATTGCCCGGCGGCTCGCGCATCACGGCACTGCCCGCCAATCCCGACACCGCGCGCGGCTTCAGCGCCAATGTGTTCCTCGATGAGTTCGCCTTCCACGCCGACAGCCGCAAGATTTGGGCGGCCCTCTTCCCCGTGATCTCCGCTGGTTGGAAGCTGCGCGTCGTCTCCACGCCCAACGGCAAGGGCAACAAGTTTTATGAACTGATGACCGACACCGGCGAAGGCAACCCGTGGTCGCGCCATGTCGCCGACATCTATCAAGCCGTCGCCGATGGCCTGCCGCGCGACGTCGATCTGCTGAAGCGCGGCATCAAAGACCCCGATGCGTGGGCGCAGGAATACGAACTGCAATGGCTCGACGAGGCCAGCGCGTGGCTGAGCTATGACCTCATCAACGCCGTCGAGCACGACCAGGCGGGCGACCCCGCGCACGCCGGCCGCGGCCCCGTCTTCATCGGTAACGACATTGCGAGGCGCAACGATCTCTGGGTGGCGTGGGTGTGGGAGCGCGTGGGCGATGTGCTGTGGACGCGCGAGATTCGCACGCTGCACCGCAAGAGTTTCCGCGAGCAGGACATGACACTCGACGAGCTGGTGAATCGCTACAACCCGATGCGCATTGCGATGGATCAAACCGGCATGGGCGAGAAGCCCGTCGAGGACGCCAAGCGCCGCTACGGCAGCATGCGCGTCGAAGGCGTGCTGTTCACTGGCGACGCCAAGCAGCACATGGCCAACATCGCCAAAGAGGCGTTCGAGGATCGCAAGGTGCGCATTCCGCTCGGCGACGAGGCCATCCGCTCCGACCTGCACAGCCTGCGCAAGGTCACCACGCCGATGGGCAACATTCGATTCGATGTGGAAGGCGGCGACGGCCACGCCGACCGCGCCTGGGCCGCGTTCCTTGGGCTTTATGCGGCGAGCAATGGTGACACCAAGCTTGAATTCCAATCCACCGGCACCAAGCGCGCCGGTGAATTCAGCGACGATGGCTACGCCCGCGGCGCGGCGCTGCATCACGACATTGGGTTCGGCACCGTCGGCGGATCCATCGACACGGGAGGTTTCTAATGGCATACCTGCGCACGCCCACCGGCCTGCTGATACACCACGCCGCGTTCGCCGACGCGCCGGTGCGGCCCGAGTCGCAAGAGATCGCCACCATCGGTGGCGGCCGGGATATCACTCGCGGCTATGCGCAGGCGCTGATGCGCCTCATGCCGCAGGATCTCGTGCTGCAGCTCCGCGGCGGCGGCGATTATCAGATCTACCGCGAAGTGCTGCGTGATGATCAGGTGAAAGCCGCATTCGCTCAGCGCCAGCTCGCTGTGGTAAGCAAAGAATGGGAAGTACGCGCCGGCGGCACCAAGCGCATCGACAAACAGGCGGCCGACTTCCTCACCGAGCAGCTGCAGGCCGTGAACTTCGACCGCGTCACCGAGCAGATGCTCTACGGCGTGTTTTACGGCTACGCAGTAAGCGAATGCCTCTGGGGAATCGACGGCTCGCGGGTGACCATCCAGCAGATCCGCGTGCGCGATCGCCGCCGCTTTGCGTTCGACACCGATCAACGCCTGCGCCTGCTCACTACGCAGAACGTGCTGCCGGGCGAAGAATTGCCCGAGCGCAAATTCTGGTGGTTCAGCTGCGGCGCCGATCATGACGACGAGCCCTATGGTCTCGGCCTGGCGCACTGGCTGTACTGGCCGGTGTTCTTCAAGCGCGGCGGCATGAAGCTGTGGCTCACCTTCCTCGACAAGTTCGGCGCGCCCACCGCAAAGGGCACCTACCACGCCGGCGCGCAGCCGGACGAGAAGGCCCGCCTGCTGGCCGCCCTCGATGCCATCCGCTCCGAGAGCGGTGTGATCATCCCCGAGGGTATGACCATCGAGCTGCTGGAGGCCGCCCGCGGCGGTGCGGCGTCGTATGAGTCGCTTTACGATCGCATGGACCGCGCCATCGCCAAGGTGATCGTCGGCCAGACCTCCACCGTAGAGGGCACGCCCGGCCGCCTCGGCTCCGACCAGGTGCAGAGCGACGTGCGCAGCGACCTCGTAAAGGCCGATGCAGACCTCGTTAACGGCTCGTTTAACCGCACCGTGGCGCGGTGGTTGACCGACTGGAACTTCCCCGGCGCGGCTTACCCCGAGGTGTGGCGCGAGGTGGAAGAGCCCGAAGATCTCAACCAGGTGGCCACCCGCGCCAAGACGCTGCACGCCATCGGCTACAAGCCGCCGCCGGCGCGCATCCGGCAAACCTATGGTGATGGCTATATAGAGAGTCAGCCGCCGCCAGCCCTCGCGCCGGGTGCGGTGCCGGGCACCCCGGCCTCGGCCGCCGCGCCCGCCTTCGCCGAGCAGGCCCCGAGCGCCGCCGATCGCCTGGCCGCCCAGCTCGCCACCGCCGCGGCGCCCGCGCTCGCCAATTGGCTGGACCGCATCCGGGGCATCGTCAACCACGCCGAAAGTCTCGAAGCGCTGCGCGATCGGCTGCTGGTCGCCTACGGTGATTTGCCCACCGATCAGCTCGCCGCCGTGATGCAGCTGGGGTTCACCGTGGCGGACCTCACTGGCCGCTTCGACGTGGCCGATGAGGCCGGCGTGCTGAAAGGCGCTGAGAGCCCCTGAGTCGCCGAGGCGCTACCCTTGCCGCGCCAAAAGGCCGTTCGTGGCGCCTGCGCCGAGTTAAACGGGTGTTAAACGCATGAGTGCCGCCAATCCGAGGCTCCAATTCGAAGAGCAGCTCCAATCGCTGCGGATTCGCCTCGGCAACCAGGTGCCCACCGAGAAGTGGACCGACCTCTGGAAAGCGCAGCACGACCGCGCCTTCATGGTCGCCGGCGCCGCCAAGGCCGACCTGCTGGCGGATCTCGCCGGCGCCGTCCAGGGCGCCATTGCGGGCGGCCAGTCAATAGAGTGGTTCCGGTCCCAGTTCGACGACATCGTCGCCAAGCACGGCTGGGCCTACACCGGCGAGCGCAACTGGCGCACCCGGGTGATCTACCAGACCAACATGGCCACTAGCTACGCCGCCGGCCGCCTGGCGCAGCTGCGCGGCCCCGCGCTCCGCCGCCTCAAACCCTATTGGATGTACAACCACAACGACTCGGTCCTGCACCCCCGGCCGCTGCACGTGAGTTGGAATGGCCTCACCCTGCCGGCCGATCACCCGTGGTTCAAGACGCATTACCCGCCCAACGGCTGGGGCTGTCAATGCTACATCACCGCGGTAAGCGAGAGCGAAGCCCGCCGCCGCGGCGGGCGCATTACCGACACCCCGCCCGACAACGGCGCCGACCCCGACACCGGCACGCCCAACGGCATCGACCGCGGCTGGGACTATATGCCGGGCGACACGGTGACGGGCGATCTCAATAAACAGATCGATACCAAGATCGACAAGCTGCCCGCGCCGCTCGGCCAGGCGCTCAAGAACGACATCTACCACATTCCGCCCGCGCCGCTGGCGCCCGGCGCCATGCCGGCTTTCCGCGAGGCCACCAGCCTGCGCGAGGCCGAGCGCTTTGGCACCGAGCTTGTGAGCACCGGCGGCGGCAAGCCCTACGTGCTCATGCAGGGCGACATCCCACTGCTGCGCTACAAGCACGGCACCACCACGCATGCGGACATCCGCGAGAAGAAGCTCAACCGCGCCATCTATCGTGAGATGACCGTTGACACAGCGAACGTCGTTAACCGCACCCTCCTCGACATGCAGCGCCAGGCCGACCGCCTCGGGCTGCCGCGCCTCCGCGCCATCAACAACAACGCCGGGCGGGCGGTGGCGACGATGGGCGACGGCGTGCTCGCGGTCAACGCTCAAGCGGCAAACCGCTACATGAGCGACACCTCCACCCCGGCCACCTGGCGCCCGGGCGAGGCGCTGCGCGACCGGCCGTACTCGTCAATGAATTATTTTTCCGGCGCAGACAAGCTCCGCGCGGCGATGTGGCACGAGTTCGGCCATCATGTTCACCAGCAATACGGCGTCACCACCTTGCGCGAGTACGTGGCGCCAAGCGTCGAACGCGCGCTGCGCGAGCTGTGGCGCAGCAAACAGGAAAAAGTGTTCGCGACCAGTTACGGCGCCGTCGATGCGGAAGAGTGGTGGGCCGAGTCGTTCGCGGTGTATCAGATGGGCCGCGAGGATCTCGTCGACCCTGATATCCTAGCCCTCATCCAACGCGTCGAGCGGGGAGAAACAGTATGATCACGGCTCAATGCTTCAACTGCACGCGCTTCCGCGGCAACACCGACGAAGGAGTGCTGCACTGCGATGCGTTTCCGACCGGCATCCCCGCCGAGATCCTCACCGGCGAATTCGATCACCGCGAGCCGCACGAGGGCGACAACGGTTTGCGATTCGAGGCGGTTGACCCGTCACTGGTCGATGATGGTGAGGATGATTATCCGGTTGAGCCTAGTTCGTAACGAAGCGAAGCGAAGCGAGAAGACTATGCCCTGCTACATCAAAGATCGAACAGACGGACGCATGTTCCTGTGTGGCAAGCTGGGAGAACACTGCGCCGAGTGCGGATGGGTTGGCGAGTACCTGTGCGATTTCCCGGTTGGCGATGGGAAGACCTGCGACCGCCAATTGTGCGAGACGCACGCGAACCAGATTGCACCGGACCTGCACTACTGCACGGCGCACCTGGGGATGTGGAAAGCGTACCGCGAGAGCGGAGGCGTCCAGCGCGAACTGGAGAACGTGGTCCCCTTCCGGGTGAACGCTGATGCTCATTAAACGCTGGCAATGGTGGCCGACGCGGAATATCTACGTTGCGCTAAAGCTAGCGGATGATCTTTGGTATGACACTAAAGCGAACGGCGAGCGCCGTGTGCACCTCATCAGCCTCGGCTGGTATAGCTCGCCGAAGTGGTCCGAGGCTCGGCTGTATACGTTCGCCATTTTATGGCTGTCGCTACAGCTCGGCATTGCACTGAAGGCGAAAAAATGACTCGCGTCACCATCACCCCCGAAGATCACGGAGTCGGCGCGGCGATGACGCGCGTCATCGATGCGGGCAAGCATCCGCGGCCGTTGCTGATGGCCATCGGCGAGACTGTCGCCGCCAGCACCAAGCGCCGTTTCCAAACCAGCACCGACCCCGAGGGCAAACCCTGGGCACCGAACAGCCCGGTGACGATAGGTCGGCATTTAGGCGCCTTTAAAGGCTCATTCAAGAAGGACGGGAGTCTTTCCAAAAAAGGCGCCGCCCGCGCCGCGGCAAAGAAACCATTGATCGGAGAGACCCGCAGTCTCTCCAGCAACATCGCCTGGCAGCTTGAAGGTAATGACGCCGTGGCGATCGGCTCGCCGATGATCTACGCCGCGCCTCAGCAATTCGGCGTCAAGAAAGGAGCCTTCGGCAAGACCAAGCACGGCGGCCCCATCCCCTGGGGCGACATCCCGGCCCGGCCTTTCCTCGGGATATCGGCCGAGGACGGCGACGACATCCGAGAACTCGCGGCTGACTTCATCTTGAGATAGGCAAGCTCATCATCTCAATTGTTGCCTCTTTTGCGACCGGCGGGCGTAAGATCGTCGGCGCCTACTAACGGCTAACAATAAGGGGGATGTAAAATGTCTGATGTGCAAACCTATCCTAATTTCCACGGGGCTGCCGCGTCCGAGCTTATGCCAGGACGATGGGGATATTTCATAAATGGCAACGACCGAGAGTTCACGTTATTTCTTTGCGTGGATTCAAACGAAACAAACGCATCGGCCCGCATAATTCGCTTTTCGACCCAAGGGGTATCCATCGGCCATTTGGCTGGCGGCGATAGCGTGTTGCTACTTGACGGCGAGATAGAGTTTGATTTGAGTGGAGAAGACAATTCTCCGATGAGCAAGTTAGAAGGAATTAAAAGAGGATCAGCTGCGTTTGGAATCTACGGAGAACATGCGGTGTTGGCAGTCGCCAAGATGGACCCAGACATCCCAGATAAATACTTATGCTTTAGTTTGTCCGATGACGAAATCGTCACTGGATTGTACTCTGACGCGTTTTGGTGGAAGTCGGCTTCCATCCGATATCGGAAAGATAAGACACGCGAATGGATTACACTCCACTCTCTTCAGCCCTCTGCGTAGTGTTTAGCAGTTTCCCGCCTGTAAATTGCAGGCGGGAACTCATGCGGAAGCGTCGAAATTATGTTATCCCTTCCACCGCCGCGGCGTCTTGATCGGCACTGTGCGCGGCAACCAGGTGTGCTTGTCGCCGTGATCCAGTACGACATAAACGCGCCGCTCGCCATTGCGCAGCAGAATCGCGCCCTGAGCCGCTTCGCCATCCTTGAGTTGGTGCCAGTCAACAGTTCCGAGCCAGTCGGGGCCATAGTACGAATGCAGCGGGATCTTCACCGGCCTCGCGTCAGGAATCAGCATTTCGATTTCAGGTCGCCGAATATCCGTGCCCGGATAAAAGCCCTTAGGGCGAAATTGGAACGACATGTCGAATTCTTCCTCCTCTTCCTCGCTGCCTTTGTAGCCCCATTGCACGAGCGCTATCGTGCCGTCGCGCAGCAGCACGGGAAGGTGCGCGTCGGGGTCATCGTGGTGCACCAGATGCTCGCGCGTGCCCATGAAATATTTGGCGATGATCACTTCCATAGCAAAATACACAGCCCTTCCGTTATTCTTGGGTTTCTCTCTTGCCCTCGCGCGCGCGCGCGGACAGCACGCACTAAACTAGTTTAATCCCCCGCACCGCTCCCTTCGCCCCATTATGGCCGACGACGCGAATACGCGATTGTCGACCATATTGAGGCTACGCACATGATCACCATCTTGGCTTAATGCGTTACTTGCATGACCGGTAACGCCAACCTCATCCACATATTCCGCGCCGGCCGCCGTCAAGCGATGGACGGCCGCGTGCTGGAATTCAGCGACGCCGACCTGGCTGCAAGTGCGGCGGCTTACGACCCCGCACTGCACGAAGCGCCGCTGGTGATTGGCCACCCGGCCACCGATGCACCCGCGCACGGCTGGGTCAGCAAGCTCGTGGCTGACGGCGCCGATCTCAACGCCGTGCCGCAGCAGGTCAACCCCGCGTTTGCCGAATCCGTACAGCGAGGCGAATACAAGAAAATCTCCGCTTCGTTTTATCTGCCCGGCTCGCCTGCCAATCCCGTGCCCGGTGTGTATTACCTGCGCCACGTGGGTTTCCTCGGCGCGCAGCCGCCTGCGGTGAAGGGATTGCGCCAAGCATCATTCGCCGGCAGCGACAGCGACGCCTGCACCATCGAATTCGCCGCGCAGCCCGAGAACGAGGCCGGATCACTAACCCCATCCTATGCAGAGAGTGAGGACACCATGACCGACAAGCAACAGGACGCGGCATTTGCCGAACGCGAGCGCGAGCTCAAAGAGCGCGAGCAGCGCATCGCCCAGGCCGAGAAGGACGCGCACCGCAAAGACGTGGCGAACTTCGTCGAGGGCTTGGTGAAAGACGGAAAAGTGCTGCCGCGCGACCAGGCCGGTTTGGTGGCCTATCTCGCCGGCCCGGACGACAAGGGCGCCATCGAGTTTGGCGAAGGCGATCAGAAGAAAACCCAGCCGGCCGACGCCTGGTTGCGCACGTTCCTCGCCGGCCTGCCCAAGCAGGTGGACTTCGCCGAGCACAGCAAGCAGCAGGAAGAAGGCAAGCAAGTGAACTTCGCCGCGCCCAACGGCTTCGCGGTCGACACCGCCCAGCTCGACGTGCACCGCAAGGCGCTCGCCTACCAGGCACAGCATCCCAACACCGACTACGTGACGGCCGTCACCGCCGTTAGTAAATAACCCCGGCCCCGGCGCCACAAGGAGAGCCTATCCATGAGCCAGCAATGCATCCCGCTTCTTACCCTCACCCGCACGTTGTCCGGCACCGTCGCGGCCAATCGTTTCGTCACCGCGGCCGGCGCTCAAGCCGGCGCTGATGCGGTCGCGCTCGGCGTCTCGCGCCAGGGTGGCGTCTCGGGCGATCTCAACTCTATCGACGTGCTCGGCACCACCATCGTGGAGGCCGGCGCGGCCATCTCCGACGGCGACACCTTGAAGGCGGATTCCAGCGGTCGCGCCATCACCTGGGCGACCGCGGGCGCCAAGGTCGGCATCGCTCTGCAGGCCGCCGGCGCGTCGGGCCAGTTCATCGAAGTGCTGCTGCTGCCCAACGCGTAACGCTGACGCGCCGAACGCACACACCTTTTAAATCACGTT